GTTATTTATCCAGGGCAATACCTATTCAGGCGGACGGCCGCCGCATTTCTCCTGTTGCCGTTATGGTAATGTTTTGGGCAGTCGAGGAAGTATCGTTCCATTGTTTAGAAAGCAAGTCAAAGAGATTGGAACAATAACCATTACTCATAAGGACATGACTCGATTCTGGATCACTTTGGAAGATGCGGCTAAGTTTATTTTACGAAATCTTAGGGATATGCAAGGTGGAGAAATATTTGTCCCAATAATGCCCAGCGCAACAGTACAGGAAGTTGCTAATGCTGTTACTGGCGATGCCCCGATTAAATACATTGGCATTCGTCCCGGGGAAAAGCTTCATGAGATTTTGATTACCAAAGAAGAGAGCAGGAAAACATTTGAGGATCTTGTTAATAATCAATTTGTAATTTTTGGGCTGTCAGACAATACAATTTACCCTGAGTTTGAGTACAGGAGTGAAACGAATCATAATTGGCTGACGATTGAACAGATACAGGAGATGATTAAATGATTTCTATAGCAAAAACTAACCGCCTTAAATTGGTCGGCTTTATAGAATTGGTAGAAGAGAAATACCCTACCAATTGTCTGTCTTGGCTAAATGATCCGGAAGTAACCAAATATAATCATTGGGGACTCTTCCCATACACGTCTTTGACGAGGGACCAATATATACAAGAACTCAAAAAAAGTAATAAAACAATTGTTTGGGCCTGCCTTGTTGACGGAGTTCATATTGGAAATTTCACTCTACAATCTATTAACTATATATATCGTTCAGCAGAATTTGCAGTAGTAATTGGAGAAAAGGAACATTGGGGTAAGGGGTATTGTACGGAAGCTGCCCGACTGCTCTTTTCCCATGGATTCAATAAATTAAACTTACATCGAATATTTACTGGAACTTCTTCTACAAATGAAGGAATGAATCGGGTCGCCTGGAAACTTGGAATGACTCAAGAGGGCACTTTTAGAGATGGGGTTTACCTTGAGGGCAAATACGTTGATGTAAATGTCTATGGAATACTTAAGGATGAGTGGAATGAGTGAATATGCTGATTATTTAATGAAAAAATTTACCAAACCTACCTCAGAAGATACAATCGACCAAATTCAAAAGGTACGGGAACAAAACAATAAAAACTGGATGGATCTTTTTCGATTGGCGTTTAAGTGCGCTCCGGAAGAGGCGAAAATAATAATGTCCAGAATTTCCAAATGTGATCATGAAATCAACGAACTCATGGAGAAACTTGTGTGATGGGAGAATCAAAATTATCCCAAATTCGTAAATTCATTTGTTCTCGTAATGGCTGGATGTCATTTGTAACTGCAATGTATTTTATTTGCGTTGCTCTTGGTTATTGGTGGGCAAATAGTTCTGGAGATGCGCTGGACAAATATTTCAAAAACAGATTTGTGATGAACGAAAGTATAATTATGGTTCTATTTGTTCTTGTGCTTTATCTATCCAATCCTTGGTTTAGAAAAGGAAATTGATAATGAATAAAATACTGAAAAAGAATCTAACAACTCTGAGCGAAGTAAACCCAGAACTGCATAAATGGATTAAGAAAGAAAAGAATGTGGATTGGGTTCAGCTAATCAAAAGTAAAAATAAGGACAACAATATTCTGGTGCATTGCGGGAGTGAGATCCGCCCAGCATACAGTATGAGCAATCCAAAAAAAGAGGCATTTAGGGCTGTCAAAGCAATGCAACTGCATAAGGAAAATGTTAGTATTGTAATTGGATTCGGATTAGGGTATTTAGTGCATGCGATATTATCCAAAATGGAAAAAGGACATCGCGTAATTGTAGTGGAACCGGTCGGCCATATTATAAGACTGGCACTCAGTAACTTTGATTTTGCAAAAGCGATATTCCATCGAGATCTAATAATTGTTGCCCCTGGAGAAGCAGAAATCAGTGCGGTAATTTATTATATCAGCAATCAATTCGTAATCACAAACTGGTTGGTTACTGTGGATCATTATACGGGATCGAAACCAGAAATATACGGCAAACTTTCAAGTTGTATATCTAACGTAATTAATCAGATAATGTGCAATATAGGAACTGTAGCCGGAGAAGCTGGGGCAAAGATTGCTGATAATGATATTGTGTGTATGCCATATGTAATTCGACACAGAGGAGTTGCTGAATTAAAGGGAATGTTCAAGGACAAGCCGGCAGTATTGGTGAGCACTGGGCCTTCTCTGGCAAAAAATATTCATAATCTAATGGGGATGGAGGATAAGGTTGTCATAATTGCTGTAGGGCAAGCCCTACGAGTTTTATTGGCCTATGATATCAAACCGGATTTCATCTGTACCGTTGATTTCGGGGAAGTGAATATGGGCCACTTTAAAGGATTGCTGGATAGTGGGGTCCCACTTGTTACAGTTAATCGGGCATACGCCCCTTTATTGAAGGCCTGGCAGGGTCCTAAATTTATTGCCGGTACTCCGGTTCCTGGATTTGAGGATATGGCAACTGGGATTCTTACCGAAAAGGGATTCATCCCGGCCGGGGGGTCAGTGGCGCATCTGTGTTTCGGATTGGCTAAACTGCTTGAATGTAACCCCATAATATTCATTGGACAGGATTTAGCCCTTGGAGAAACCTCTCATATTGCTCAGGCTGATGCTATGGGTGAAGTAAAGATAAGTAAAGATGGACAACTGATCTGGGAAGTAAAAGATCATCGGTGTTCATTGCATGGCAAGAAAGGGTATTCGATGGGGCCGATTGCTCAGGTTCCTGGGTACTATGGGACCCCTGCATTGACAAATTTAGGTTTGCTGAGCTTTCTAACGACATTTGAGCAAATGATAGACGATCATTTAACTGGGCATTAACTTGGCTAAAACCGGTATTATCTTGCATGAAAACATGGTTATATTTGATTATAAACGATGTTAATTTAAAAGGTATATAAAGGTATACGTTATGAATAAAACAGTGATCAACGCAACTGAAGGTGGAGCACGGATCAAGGGAACAACTTTAATGTCTTTGAAAGATGCCCTCGATAAATATTGTACAGAGCCAATTGATAAAAGCGAACTCCATGACAAATTAACTTTAGCAGAGAACGGGGATGAACTGGTTACAAAAGTTATTCCTCTGTTGGAAAATGATATTGCTAATCTTGATGAGATCATTCTTCACAGCCGGCGGGGTCTGTCAACTTGCAAAGGTATGAGAACTCTGATAAGCCGGCCGAATTATCGAAATTTACTGTCCAAGAAAAAGGAGAAATTATTTTCGGATTTGTTAAGACAATCCCAGGAAGAAACTAATGGGGATTTTATTGAATCCAATAAACTGTTTTATAGAAAAGTAATTCAGACCTTAAAGGATTCAAAATTGAAAAATGTGATCATATTATCAGCGAAGAACTTTGAGGAATCAGAAGCCGCGCACGTTGCTTCCGTTAAAAATCCACTGGTGAACGTTGCCATTTACGGAGCAAGCAGGGCAATTCAGGGCCGGGCTCTCAAGAAAAAAGAAAGTTTAACCCACTTTCTGAGAAATAATAATGATGCCCTTATCCGGGTTAAACGAAATGTGCTGATCTTACGAACGGCAAAAAAGGCAGCAACATCTCTGAAAAAATCCTATGAAGAAACCCTGGAGTTACTCAAACAATATAATGAGACAAAAGACGATTCTTTACTGATATCCAAGGAACCAGAACAAGTATTATTGGAAGATGCAGAAACTTATTTTGCTGCCGGTAACTGGGCACACCCATTATTAGATGCAAAAAAGGCGATGGATCAATATCACGCGGGACCAAAAACCCCCGTTGTTGAAGCAAGAATAAGAGAGGCGTTTGATATTTGGCAGAAGGCAATTTGTATGCGGGATGATGCAATACAGCTTGCCAAAAAAGAGGAAGCTGATAATGCAGATGAACGAAAGAAATTGATCGAATATAATAACCTTATGGAACAAAGCAGGCAATTAGGTCGAGAGGAAAAAAAGTTTGAAGAGGCCCTTGTCCTGTTAAGAAAAGCACATGAACTCATGCCGGATGCAACAGAAGCAAAATGGGGGCTGGCTACTGCATTACATCATGCCGAGCACTTTGAAGAGTCACTAAAAGTGTATGAGGAATTGATCAAAGAACACCCAGACAATTATCGATTCCGATTTGAGTATGGGCAGGTTCTATTGCGGGATTACGATATAGAAAAGGGACTGGGACAGATTGAATTGGTGATGTCTAAAACTGACGAATTTGATTCCTTTCTTTTACGAGTTGGTGAGATTTATGAATTTATCAGGATGCCGGAAAAGGCGCTAAATGCATATTCAAAATACCTAAAAAAATACCCTTCCAATTTTGAAGTATGGCATAGAAAAGGTGAATGCCTAACTCAAATGGGAAGGGGTAAACAAGCCAAAGCTGCATACAAAAGAGCGAGAATAATCAACCCAGATTATGATCCTACTAAATTAAGACAATCTTCCGCTGTTACTTTTTCCGGATAGGCAGCAAGTAATTTATCTACAGTTTTGATTTTATCAATCCCGATAGTTTGAGGAAGATCACGTAATTGTTGCCGGTACCGTTTCAATTCCTCAAGTTCCTCAACCGTTCCAGTTTCCAATGCCCGAGACATTAACTTATCAGTTTCATCTAATCGGGCATTTCTAACAGCACGAATTTCATCCAGAACTTGAGCCTTGGCCCTGGAAAGATCAACCGTGACCCCTTTATTCCCTTTTACCCAGGCATTACGAAATCTTGGAGTCGGTAACGAAGTTTTCTCAAGGTCAATATCCTCATACGATAAATTATCAGGATTAGCTTTCTCAAAAACACGGGTAAGCCAATCCTTTTCAGTTTCCTCAGCCCGTCTCGATTTCTCTGCTGGATAAATGATAGATACACCGCCATCTTTACGATATAATATTCGAACTATCATACTTGATCTCCTATTGATCCCCTATTGCTGCAACACAAACTTCTGGAGAATCTAATTGTGTGGCGTCGGCAGTACAAACCATCACTTGTAATGCTTCTACTGTTTTAGTTCCGCCGAATGGAACTCCCAAAAATAAATCACCAGCAGGACTAATTATGCTCTCATTATCTCTGACTGTTCCCCAATAACAGTAACTGGTATCTACAAAATCAGTATCCCAGACAATTGTGTAATCCCCAACACCATTATCAATAACAGAGGTAACATTATAACTGTCACTGATTGCAACCACTCCAGTTCCATTGAAATTTACCCAGGCTTTTATCAGTGCGTCATTCATATCCCCTGGCATTGCCTGAGCTGCTCCAAATCCAAGGGTACGAAGTCCGGCAACAGCAGCGGCAGGGTCTTTCAAGGATGCCGCGCACATCGCATTGGTGATTTCATTTAGTGAGACCAAATAATATTCAGTCCCGTTGCAAATAGCAATCGCAGTTCCATTCTGTAAACGAAGAGTAAATGTTCCCGCCCCCTCTATATTTGCAGCACCTGAAGGATCAAGAATTACTGTATTCGCGGAATTATCAGTCTTCTTTACCCCTATTGCGAATCCATCAAGTGATGCTGTTGGGGTAGGTAACGCAAGTGTTACATTGCCCCCAGAAGCATCAATTAATAACAGTTTACCATCATCTGCTATATTAACAGTATAATTTACTGTTTTTATCGCGGTGGAATAAAAGAATCCCTGAGAATTTATAAGGGCAAGAATTGCTGCCAGTAATTGATCCCGGGTATCTGTGGATTCTATTTTTAATGTTTCTCCCGCATCTTCAATTACATGGGCAATTTCTTCTTGTACGGCATTAAGCCATGCGGCTTCAACCCGGGTGCCTGGCGGCCCATCTTGAAATAAGTTGTCCTCGTTATAATCTCCTTCTGTCCTATGCATAACTTATTCCTCCAATTGATCCTTAACTTTCTCTTTATCTTCAGTTTCAACTGTTATATTTCCATTCTCTTCAACCGGCTTTGGTTGAGTATATGCTTGCAATTCTGCCATCGCTTGAGGCAACTCGCTTTGAATTTGAGTAAATCGTAATTGAAGTGTCTGAATTTCCAATCTTAATGATTGTACTTTCTGTTCTAAGTAGAGACGCTTATAATCCTCTTCAGCATAAATACTTGATGTGCAAAATAGTAAATTTAAACTTAAACTTAAACTTAATATTCTAATAAATTTTTTCATGCTCCCCCCACTTAAAATTCTAAAATCCCACTTCCTGTATTAATATATAATATTCCACTTCCTGTAATAACATATACTATTCCACCACCACTTTCTTCTATAGGATACCCACGATATATGCCTACATCATCACTACCCTCATCTCCTATTATGCGAGGATTGTAATAAATAACATATTCAGTGTCGAAGCATACACAAGCAGAAACGATCTTATCTACTGCTGACTCATCAGGTTCTAATGGACTTTCAGAAGAATCGGTCCAACTAGTCAAATTAGATGAAGTTGCTATACCTGAACGAAAATAAGTACCGTCATGGGCATGATAAAACATATAATAAGTTGAATCTACCTTATATATATCATCTGGAACTATGTCGCCGCTTGCCCAGTCAGTTGCAGAATTTTCCATTACTGGATTTGACACACTATCTGTCCAAGCCAAACCGTCAGACGATGTTGCGAGAGCTATATCAGCATTATCAGGGTATCTTTCATAAAGCATATACCAAGTTGATCCTTCAATCCATACGGTAGGTGACTGGCAATCGGCTATACCTGTTATCTGCCCGTCATCAGACCATGTAATGCAATCAGAAGAATGCCAACGCCTTATAACACCATGAACCTCAACACCGGCCTCTTTATCCTCAGCAAACAGATAATATGTTGAACCTGACTTAACTACATAAGGGTCTTCTGCCCTCCTATCATCTATAACAGGATTAGAAGTACACTTTGTCCACGTTTCTCCATCTTCTGAGTAAGCATAATGTATTTTTTCATCCGTATTTCTATCTGAGTTATACCCTGTATAGAATATTTTATACTTTGCGCTGGCCTCATCTTCTTCATAAAGTGCATTTCCAATTTCTCTAATATACTTATCTGTGTCAGAACCAGTACCACATGCTATAACAGGATTACTCCCTTCATATAGTCCTATTTGCGTCATTAATGCTAATGTTGTTTTTTCCATTGCAAAAGACTGCTTACAGAAACTACAGAAAAGAATTGAGAAAAATATTACTAAAAATAATTTTATATTCCCCGTGCCAAAATATTGTTTCATTGGATTGCCTCCAATACTTTCAAACGTTCATGTATTTGCAACACATAAAGAGTTAGTTCCTCAATCTTCTCTATACTTTCTTGCCTTAGAGAATTGAACTCAATCTCTTTTCCATTGTTTACGGTCATATTAGGTAAACATTCATGTTCTTTTATATAAGCATCTAATTCATCAAGTGGCATTAAGTCATATTCAGGTTCAAATACATAATCACACCCAGAACAGGCTCCTGTAACTGTTATTCCTGTTGCACTTGTTTGAAGTTTACCAAGTCCGTTATAGTAGAGTTTTACAAACGCATCCTGGTAACATCCAATCATTGCCTTGTTTGCACTAAGATCATATATGACAAAATTATTTGTTCCATCTATACCAATAGCACTAAAAGGATTTGCATCAATAGTTTGTTCCCCTATTTTCATGTCACCATAAGTGCCATCCAAAGTAGTATATCCAGATATAGTTGTACCTGTGCTTGAAGTGGCAAACTTTGCACTTCCATCATACGATAATGTTACTGCACCATTTCTACATGCCCTCATAAATTCATCTGAATTTGCTAAGTCATATAGTATAAAGTCATCAGAAGCTTGCAGGTCTATTCTGTTATATGTACCATCATTTCTGATAAGCATATCAGTATTTGTGCCTATTCTTAATCTATCGCCGTCTGATACTACTATAACACCTAATCCAGTAATGTTTTTCCCATTTGTATCCAATTCACCGCCAAGCTGAGGTGTGGTATCTTCTAATATACTACCAATCCCACCAGAAGTAGCTTCAATAATATCACAATTTGAAGCTCCACCTGTGTAATAATCTCCAACGGTATTGCCTTGATATATATTACCAACGATCTTGCAATATGATGAAGTTCCAGAACCAACCCCTCCACATGAAGTGCCAGGGCCTAGACATATCCCATAACCGTAATTACTATCAACCACATTTCCATTAAAAGTAAGATGGGAACTCGGCCCCTCAATATTCCAAGTTGTCATCCCATTGAGAAGGTGAGTGACATCACCATTAGAAAAAGCATGGTTTGCAGTAAAAGTGCAATAATGAGCACTATCAATACCAAAACCACTACTACTATTGTTATACGACACATTACCTATATAAACATTTCCGTACGCCGGATATGTTGGGGTGCCATCACAAGTGAATCCGTCCTGAGAATTTGAGTGACAAATATTATTAGATATTGTATTATACTTAGACATCCAAAGCGCGATCCCCTTTTTATAATTACTGTACGATAAGCAATTAGTAACCAGATTAAATTGAGCGGTCGCATTAGTTAATCCTATTCCACTATCATTAGCGCTGTGATGCACAGTTATTCCATTAATTTCGTTATAGGCCCCCGTGACATAAACATTAAGAGAATTTTGAGAGTTGCCATTAACCGTAAATCCTATGAGTTTGCAATGACTGCCAGTTATACACACCATACAGGCAGCAGTCTTTTTTATCGTTGCTCCATATCCCATGAGCGTCGTATAAGTGCCTGAAAGATCAATATTAGAGTCAATATCATAGGTCGCCCCTGGAGTAAGGACATAACACGTATTTGAAGCAAAAGTCACAGTGGTTAAATCAGTACCAGCATCTAATAATCGATATCCAGTTCCTGCATCCGGATAAATATACTGCCCAGCATCATTCCAAAGACCGGTCACTCCCCAGTTGGCATCTCCATACACCTTAATAGCTGCTCCATCTGGCAAGTTTGAGCCATTAGTTAATGTGTCCTCAGCTGCTCGAACTGCTGCAGTGCCTAACCCAAGAGTAGTCCGCATAACGGTAACAGAGGCATCATCAAGAATTGACTTGCCTGCCGCTGTGATTGGAAACCCATTCTTTAAGGTCTTACTGTCTCCACCATCCCATTGGGGGACGTAATTATCAGTATTAGACCCCGGGGCTATTACATCCCCACCTGTCCCTAATGATTCAAACTTATCTCTAACTGCATTCTTACTTGGCGATATGGTAGTATTTCCATCCCAGGAAGTTGCATTATATCCTTCGTCAGAGACAGATGCACTTCCGATCGTTTCTATTTTATCTCTGACAGCATTCTTACTTGGGGCAACCGCCGTCTCCCCGTCCCAAGTGGATTCATCGTATGCATCATCAGAAACAGAAGCACTCCCAACAGTCTCTATCTTATCTCTGACAGCATTCTTACTTGGAGCAACTGCGATTTCTCCATTCCATGTGGTCGCATTATAGGATTCATCAGAAACCGAAGTTCCAAAATTGAAAACCCCTGCATTTACTTGGAAAGACAATAACAGCAAAATCATAAAAGTTAATCGTATAATATTCATATTTATTTCCCCTTACGTTGTTGTCCAAATACCTACAGCAGAAATAATCACCCATTTAATTGTGCCGTGGGCATACTCCAATGTTATTGTTGCATTATCCGTTTCACTATATATTGTTCCTCCAGCAGAACTATCCTGAATATAATCTACATCTGCTGCATTTATTGTTACCCGCCCAGCACCCAGTTTCACAAAAGTAATTCGGGCACCATCTTCATTTGCCCCTACTGAGCACATGGTAAATGCCTTATCAAGAGCCGAATTCAT